GCTACTATGATGACTAAAGTAAATCCAGAGGTTAAGAAACAATTAGAAAAAGACATGAAGCTTGCTCAGGATATGTTATATCGTGGTGATCCTATGTCTAGCATTGAAGCTCGTACTGGTTTTGCTTTTGATGAACAAGGCAAGATCATGAAAGAGATTGATGATAATGCTGCTACTTTAAAAGTTAATTTTGAAGATTTAGAAAAAGAAAAGGAATATGATCTTGGAGATGTGTTTGACCACAAAGCTTTCTTTACAATTTATCCTGATTTAGCTGACACACGTATTAGGTTTTACAAAGGCGAAGGTAAACCAGAGAATGGTTTTTTTGATATTCAAACAGGATTAATTGGTGTTAACACTAGCAAAGAATCTTTTAAAAAGAAAGACCCTATTGCTTTGACTAATACTATTCGTACAATTCTTCACGAATCACAGCATTTAATTCAACAAATTGAAGGTTTAGAAGGCGGTGGTAATCCTGCTATGTTTAGACCAGGAGGAAAGTCTAAGTTAAATTTATCTGAAAATGAAGCATACCAAAGATATCTAAAACTAATTGGAGAAGCTATGGCACGTAACGTAGCTTTTCGTTATGGTCGACAAAACTCTCGAGATTTTTTTAAAACATTAGCTACTGATCCTGCATCAGTAAGGTATAATATTAATAAATATAGATTGATTAAAAGTAATGGTATACCTTACAAAGCTGTATCTCAAGATGAAATAGTTGACCCATCGTATCAAGACCCGATTGAAAGGACAATTTAATGGCTGACTTTGCTGAAGACAAGATGACAGAACCAGACAAGGATCTGGTAAACTTTGTTATCTCTCACACTGATCGGTGGCGTGAGTGGCGAGACAATAACTACCAGCGTAAGTGGGATCGTTATGAGCGACTGTACTACGGTGTGTGGTCAGACGAGGATAAGGTTCGTAAGACTGAACGCTCTAAGATTGTAACGCCTGCTATTCGGCAAGCAGTAGATAATAAAGTTGCTGAGCTTATCGAAGGTATTACAGGTAACGGTAAGTTGTTTGACATTAAAGATGACAACATGGATCAGTCTGGTCCACAAGATGTCTACCTAATGAAGAAACAACTAACGGAAGATCTGAAGCGTGATAAGTTTGAGAAGGAAATTCATAAAGTAATTAAGATGGGAGAAATCTTTGGTACTGCTGGAGCAGAGATTCTAGTTAAAACCAAGGTACAGATGTCTCCTGCGACACAAACAATGCCTGGTCAGGGTATGGCAGCGGTAGGAGTAATGGAAAACGAACGTGTTTCGGTACAAATTAAAGCAATTCATCCACGAAATCTTCTTGTTGACCCCAATGCTGAAGACATTAATGATGCTTTGGGTGTAGCAATCGAGGAGTATACCTCATTGCATAAGGTAGTTAAGGGTATTGAGGACGGGATTTATCGTAAAGTTACCATTGAACCCTTCTATGATGACAACGATCTTGAGCCAACCACCCAGGATTCAGTGTTTACTGATGACAAAGTACGTGTTATGCGCTACTATGGTCTGGTTCCTCGTGAATACCTGAAGAATCTTGAGGGTAAAGACAAGGAAATTGTAGATCTGTTCCCTGAAGACAGCGCTGCGGATGAGGTTTCTGACCTCGTAGAGGCTGTTATAGTCATCGCTAATGGGTCGTTACTGCTTAAGGCAGAGGAAACCCCTTACATGATGAAGGATCGCCCTGTATTAGCGCATAGACCTGAGACTGTGCCTGGATTATTCTGGGGTGTAGGTACGGTTGAAAAGGGTTACAACATGCAAATGGCTATTGACGCTCAGATGCGCTCACATCTAGACAGTCTAGCACTGACTACTGCACCTATGATGGGTATTGACGCTACCCGCTTACCTCGTGGTGCTAAGTTTGAAGTCATTCCTGGTAAGTCTATCCTTACTAACGGTAATCCAGCAGAGATTCTTCAACCATTTAAGTTCGGTGTTACTGATCCTAGTAACTATGAGACTGCCAAAGGGTTTGAAGCTATGCTTCTGCAAGCTACAGGAACCCTAGACTCTGCTGAGCTAACACGTGCTGCAGCAGGCTCACAGGGCGCTGGTGGGCTTGGTATGTCTTTGGCTATGTCTGCCATCGTCAAGAAGAACAAACAGGCACTGACGAACTTCCATGAGGATTTCCTGATGCCTATGATTACGAAAGTAGCTCATAGGTACATGCAGTTCGATCCTAACCGTTATCCAAGCCAGGACTTTGTGTTTATCCCTGTTACTTCGGTAGGTATGATTGCCAGGGAGTACGAGCAGCAGCAGTTCATTGGGTTGCTGCAGACGCTTGGACCTGAGTCTCCTGTGGTTCCTTTAGTACTACAAGGAATTGTTGAGTCATCCAGTCTGGGTAACAAAGAAGAGTTGGTAGCTGCACTGCAGCAAATGAACCAGCCTAATCCAGAACAGCAGCAGATGCAGCAGCAACAGATGCAACAGCAGATGGAACTGATGAACGCTCAGATCCAACAGCTTATGGGTCAAGCTGCTGAGTCTAACGCTGACGCACAGGAAGCACAAGCTCGAGCACAGAAGATTATGGTTGAAGCTCAGATGATACCGCAGCAGATGCAGGTAGATCTAATGAAAGCTATTACCCAGAACCTAAAAGAAGAAGACAAAGACGCTTTCGAGCGTAGGGTTGAGATAGCTAAGTTGCTACTGAAAGAACGTGAAATGATGTCAAATGAAAAAATAGTTCAAAATCAGATGCAAACTACTTGACAAATGATTAAATTTATGGTATAATGTATTATATAAATAGGGACTCCGCAATGGATAAAGACCTACAAGAGTATTATGAATCTCGATTTGAGATGATGTCTTCTAAAGGTTGGAAAGATTTTATAGAAGACGTAGATAATATAATTAAACAATATAACAATGTTCTTTCGTTGAACTCTGCTGAAGAGTTTCACAAACGAAAAGGACAACTAGACATTCTCTACTGGGTTTTAAATCTTAAGCAGGAATCTGAAGCTGCTTGGAAAGAGTTAAACAATGAAGAGAATTTTTGAATTTAGGTGTGTTAAAGATCACGTAAGTGAAAAACTTGTTGATGATGAGGTCAGATCTATAGAATGTCCTCATTGTCGCAATGAAGCTTCTCGTATTATCTCGTCACCCCGTATTTGGTTGGAGGGCATCACTGGTGCGTTTCCTTCAGCGGCAGATGCATGGGCTAGAAAACACGAAGAAGCAACAAGAGTCGCCTACAAAAAACAAGAAGCATAGTTTTCAGGTGGCATTTTAAATTTCCTAGAATCCATTGTGGACAGGAGGATAATGTGGCAGCTACTTTTTTTGACCCGCCAGTAGAAGATGATGAGCCAGTAGACCAGGTTACTGAAGCTGAGGAAGAAACTCAGGTAACTCCAGAACCAGAACCGCAGCCAGAGCCAGAAGAACTTCCTTCTAAATACAAAGGTAAGTCTTTATCTGAGATTGTCAAGATGCACCAAGAGGCTGAGAAGCTGATTGGTAGACAAGCTCAGGAGGTAGGTGAGGTACGTAAACTTGCTGATGAACTTCTTAAGCGACAACTCGATACTCCCAAAGCGGAGGCAAAGGCTGCTACAAAAGAAGACGAGATTGATTTTTTTGCAGACCCTGACAATGCTGTAAACAAGAAGATTGAGAAGCATCCTGCTATTTTGGAAGCTAGGCAGCAAGCCTTGGCTCTGAAACAGATGCAGACCTTGAATCGATTACAGCAAGAGTTTCCTGATTTTCAGGCAACAGTCAACGATCCTGAGTTTGCAGATTGGGTTAAAGCATCACCTGTACGGTTACAGTTGTACGCACAAGCAGACGCTCAAGGCGATTATAACTCTGCTGCTGAGCTACTAAGTACCTGGACATATGTTAAACCTAAAACTGCTCCAGCACCTGCTGAACAAGAAGTTAAGAAGCAGCAACGTGCAGCAGTAAAGCAAGCTACAGTAGATGTTGGCGGTCCTACTGGTTCTGCACCTTCGAGTAAAGTATATCGGAGGGCTGATCTTATCCGACTACAATTGGAAGATCCTGATAGATACGCTCAACTACAGCCAGAAATTATGGCAGCGTATGTAGAGGGACGAGTTAAATAAACTTTATAAAGGAAATATAAAATGCCTCTCGGAACAGCACATGTAACAAAGACTACCGCCGATAAATTTATCCCAGAGATTTGGAGTGATGAGATTATCGCTGCCTATAAGAAGAATCTTGTAGCAGCTAATCTGTTCTCCAAAATGTCTTTCCAGGGTAAGAAAGGCGACACGCTTCATATTCCTAAACCCACTCGTGGTAACGCTTCTGAGAAGACTGCTCAGACTCAAGTAGCTTTGATTGCTGCTACTGAGACTGAAGTTCAGGTTCTTATTAACAAGCACTACGAGTACAGCCGACTGATCGAGGACATCGTCGAAGTGCAAGCTCTTTCGTCTATGCGGAAGTTCTACACTGATGACGCTGGCTACGCCCTGTCTCGTCAAGTTGATACTGACCTAGTTCGTCTTGGTCGTGGTATCAATGGCGCTACGGTTGGTACGAATGACTACGCTACTTCTTCTGCTACTACCAATGCTTTCATTGGTTCTAACGGTACGACAGTGTATAACTCCACCACCTCCAACGCTGCTGCCCTGGCAGATGACGCTATTCGTCGCAGCATCCAGCGTCTTGATGATGCTGATGTTCCTATGACGGATCGTTTCCTGATCGTTCCTCCCACCACTCGTCGCACCCTTATGGGTCTTGCTCGCTTCACTGAGCAGTCCTTTACTGGTGAAGCCGCTGGTGCTAACACGATCCGTAACGGTCAGATTGGTGATGTATACGGTGTTAAAGTATACGTGACCACCAACGCTGATACTGCTGCTGGTGCTTCTGGTACGGACCGTATTGTTCTGCTAGCTCACAAAGATGCTTTTGTGCTGGCTGAGCAAATGGGTGTTCGTAGTCAAACGCAGTACAAGCAAGAGTACCTCGGAACGCTGTTTACTTCCGACATGCTCTACGGTGTTGCTGAGCTTCGTGATGATGCTGCAGTAGCGCTGGCTGTGCCTGCCTAAGTAACCTCTGCCCAGGCTCACAAGGTCTGGGCAGTTTTCTTAGCGCATTAACTTAGTGCTCTAAGCAAACTGTAAAAGGAAACTAAATGGCTATCTATCGTGGTCCTGGTGGTCCTGGTGATGCAACAACTGATGCTGCTAGTGAGGCAGCGTTAGTATCTACACTTGTAACTCAAGCACAAACTTCAGCAGATAACGCTTCAACCTCAGCTAACAACGCTAACACTTCTGCAAATAGTGCTAGCACATCAGCAAACAACGCAGCCACTAGCGAATCTAATGCTGCCTCTTCTGCTAGTAATGCTTCTTCTTCTGCATCAGGAGCGTCTACATCAGCTAGTAATGCTGCATCGTCAGCATCTTCTGCAGCAACTTCAGCTACTAACGCAGCTAACTCAGCAACCAGCGCAGGAAGCTCTGCAACGTCTGCTACAGCGTCTGCTAGCTCTGCAACCTCCTCTGCGTCAGCAGCCTCTACATCGGCCTCTAATGCCGCTTCCTCGGCATCTTCTGCAGCTACCTCTGCTAGTAATGCTGCATCGTCTGCAAGTACTGCATCTACTGCAGCAACTAACGCATCTAACTCAGCTACTGCCGCAGCTACTTCAGCAAGTAACGCAAGCACTTCTGCGACAAATGCTGCTAGTTCTGCGTCGAGTGCTACAACATCTGCTACTAATGCAGCTACTTCAGCATCGCAAGCTTCAACTGCTGCTGGTCAAGCGTCTGCTTCTGCTAGTAATGCTGCTACTTCAGAGACTAACGCTGATACATCAGAAACAAACGCAGCTAACTCTGCATCATCGGCAGCAACATCTGCTACTAACTCTAGTAATTCTGCTACTGCTGCTGCCACAAGTGCTACTAATGCTACTAACTCCGCAACTGCTGCTTTAACTTCAGAAACAAATGCGGCTACTTCTGAAGCTAATGCAGCAACTTCTGCAACTAGTGCCAGCAATTCAGCTAGTGCCGCATCAACATCAGCAAGCAATGCAGCAACTTCAGCTACTAACGCAGCTACAAGTGCTTCTAATGCGACAACCTCTGAAACTAATGCAGCTAACTCAGCTAGTTCTGCATCGACTTCTGCTACTAACGCTAGTAATTCTGCAGCAGCAGCGTCAACTTCTGCTAGTAACGCAGCTACATCGGCTTCAAATGCAGCTGCATCTTATGATGCTTTTGATGATCGTTATCTTGGTGCTAAGTCTTCTGCTCCTACATTAGACAATGATGGCAATGCATTGTTAACAGGTGCTTTGTATTGGAATACTACTGGTAATCAGTTGTATGTATGGGATGGTAGTGCATGGGATGCGGCAGCTTTTGATGTTTCTGGTGGTTCTGTAACATCAGTAGCAATGACAGTACCTACAGGATTAACCGTTTCTGGTAGTCCTATTACTAGTACAGGTACACTTGCTGTATCTTATTCTTCTGGATATTCGATACCAACAACCACAAGTCAAAGTAACTGGGACACTGCTTATTCTTGGGGTAATCACGCTTCTGCTGGTTATCTTACTTCTGTTAGTTTGACAACCAATGTTACGGATACATTGCCTATTGCTAATGGTGGTTCTGGTCAAACCACTGCTCAGTCTGCAATGAACGCTTTTGCTGGTGCAGTTACATCTGGACAGTACTTACGTGGCAACGGTACTAACGTAGTAATGTCAACCATTCAAGCCGCTGATGTTCCAACGTTGAATCAAAATACTACCGGCACTGCTACTAATGCAACCAACGTTGCTGTTACAACTTCAACAACATCCAGTGCCTTTAAAGTTCCATTTGCTAATACGACAGCAAGTACAACTGGTAATTATGGACTGCTGCAAGACAGCACAGCTACTTTTACGTATAACCCAAGTACAAATACATTAGTTGTTGGTACGGTTTCTGGGGCTTTAAGCGGGAACGCTACTACCGCAACAACTCTTCAGACAGCTAGAACCATTCAAACGAATCTAGCAAGCACATCTTCAGCTTCATTTAACGGATCTGCCAACATTACTCCTGGCGTAACTGGCACTCTTGCTGTCGGAAACGGCGGGACTGGCGGTACTACATTTAGCGCAAACAGTGTTTTATTAGGAAATAACGGATCTGTTTTTCAAACAGTAGCGCCAGGATCAAGTGGTAATGTGCTTACTTCTAACGGTACTACTTGGACAAGCACTGCACCAGCCGCTTCAGGAATTACAACAGGTAAAGCCATTGCAATGGCTATTGTGTTTGGATAAGGAGAATTTAAATGGCTGCACCAAATATTGTAAACGTAACTACTATTACAGGAAAGACTGCTGTAGCAGACTTAACTACTACAAGTGCTACTTCTGTAGTAAGTAACGCTGCATCTAGTAATAAAGTATTTAAAATTAACTCACTAATTGTCTCTAATGTAGATGGTACTGCAGCAGCTAACATTACAATTAACTATTATTCTGCGGCAGCATTAGGAGGAACTGCAACACAAATTTGTAGTACCGTAGGCGTACCAGCAGATGCTTCATTAATTGTAATTAGTAAAGATACACCCCTTTATCTCGAAGAAGATAGAAGTATTGGCGCAACCGCAGACACCGCAAGTGACCTTAAAGTAATTTGCTCTTATGAGGAAATTAGTTAATGGCTAAGCCTTTAGGTAATTTTATTGGAGCTACTCCAGCTCCTTCTCTTAGCGCAGCTTCTGGTATATGGGATTTAGTAGAGCAACAGCGTTATCAAAATGCTGGTACGTGGCCTTTTTATTCACCTGGGTTTGATGTTCAGTACTTAGTAGTTGCTGGTGGTGCTTCTGCGGCTCACGGAGATTACGTAGCTGGTGCTGGAGGCGCTGGTGGAGTTTTAACATCTACGTTAGTTGGTGTTCTTGGAGGAACAAACTATACTGTTACTGTCGGTGCAGGCGGTGCTGGACAAAGTACTTCACAAGCTCGTGGTAATAACGGATCTAATTCTGTATTTTCCACATTTACTGCAATAGGCGGAGGAGGTGGTGGTACATACAGCGGGCCTACTAGCGGTATATCAGGTGGTAGTGGTGGCGGTAACTCTGCAAATGGCAGTAGTGGAGATGGTAACGGGGGCGCAGGAACTGCTGGTCAAGGTTATGCTGGTGGTGGCGGTGGCGGTTATACTGGACTGTATCCATCAGGAGGTGGGGGTGGTGCTGGTGCTGTTGGAAAAGGCGGTAGTCAATCAACAGGCGGCGGTGATGGTGGTATAGGAATTCAATCTTCAATTACAGGTACTGCAACTTATTATGCTGGTGGTGGCGGCGGTCAGGTACTTAATGGTACAGCAGGTAACGAGGGTGATGGTGGACTAGGCGGCGGAGGAAAAGGTTCAACATATTCCGGTGTTACTGATATATCTACTGCAGGTGCTGCTAATACTGGAGGCGGTGGCGGCGCTCCAGCAACTCACATCGGTGCTACAAGTAAACCAGGAGGTTCTGGTGTAGTTATACTTAGGTATCCTAATACTAAGACAATTACTTTAGGAGCTGGTTTAACAGGAAGCACAACAACTGTTGGATCAGACAAAGTTACAACTATTACGGCAGGTACTGGTACTGTTTCTTGGAGTTAATAAATGGCTCATTATGCACTATTAGATGAAAATAATATAGTTACTGAAGTTATCGTTGGTAAAGAAGAAGGTGAAGACGGTGTTGACTGGGAAGCTTGGTACGGCGAGTTTCGTGAACAAACTTGTAAACGAACAAGCTATAACACTCAAGGCGGTATTCATTTGAACAATGGTACGCCTTTTAGAAAAAATTATGCTGGAATAGGGTATACATATCGTGCTGATTTAGATGCTTTTGTTCCGCCTCAACCTTATCCTAGTTGGATTCTAAATCAAGAAACTTGTACATGGAATCCGCCTATACCTAAACCACAACACATAGGATTAGAAATGTATTTTTGGAATGAAAATATACTTTCTTGGGATGTTGTAAACGAACCTAATAATTAATATAGGGTATAGTATAATGGCAATAGAACACGAAACTGCTAAAGCTGCTGGTGATGCAGTATCTATCGTAACAGTGGTAGGTACACTAGCAGAAGTGTTACCAGCTATTGCTGCGTTGCTTACTATTGTTTGGACATGCTTTCGTATATATGAAACTGAAACCGTTCAAGGTTGGTTAGGAAAGAACAATGTCAAGAAAGATTAGTAAAGGTAAGACTAAGAACACTGCTGCTAAGGAAACTATCTACACAGTTCCTACGCATCAGACAGCATTGTGGACATTGTTGTATGTAGCTAACATCGGTGCTAACAACAAATCAGCAGCAGTATATTGGTATGATGCTTCTACCAACGAAGAGTATGGAATAGTTAATACAACATTCAACACTGGTACAGGGTTAGAGTGGGGTGGTAATGGTAAGTATGTTGTACTAGAAGAAGGTGATGAGATACGAGTAGAGCAACAAGATAACCTTACTACCTTTAGTTTTATTATATCAGTAGAGTTAGATCCTAAGTTAGCAGTTCAGTTTAATACCTAAAGGAGTTACTATGTTTAAACCTTGCCCTGGTTGTCCTAGTCCTGCAAAGTGTAAGAAAGCTGGTAAGTGTATGAAGAAGTCTAAAGGTAAATACTAATGCCGTTAGCTAAAGGTAAATCAGATAAGACTGTATCTAAGAACATTCGTACTCTGAAGAAAGAAGGTTATCCTCAGAAGCAAGCAGTAGCAATAGCTCTTAGCAAAGCAAAGAGGAAAAAGAAATGAATATATGGATCGCTGTAGTTGTTTTCTGTGTTAATGGTGAGTGTGCCTTCTGGAAACCTAATGAAAACTTTTATAGCGAACGAGAGTGTCAAGCTGTTGCACAGAAGTTTATGTACAAAATAGAATCAGAATTACCTGTAGAACTTGTAGAAGGCGTGTGCTTACAAGTCAATACTAAGGATCAGACATGAAGAAAGATTCTCGACTAACTAATGCAAAAGTATCTGGATATAATCAGCCTAAGCGTACACCTAATCATCCTACTAAGTCTCATGTGGTGGTGGCTAAAGAAGGAGACAAAGTAAAAACTATTAGGTTTGGTCAGCAAGGTGTGACAGGCGACAAGCAGCCAACTAAACGACAAGCTTCCTTTAAAGCTAGGCATGCAGCTAACATTGCTAAAGGTAAGATGTCTGCGGCGTATTGGGCAGATAAAGTTAAGTGGTAGGTATTGACATTCAATTTACTTTATGGTATAATATATTATGACATACTTAGAAGCTGTTAACGATGTACTGGTAAGACTTAGAGAGCAAGAGGTTACTGCTGTAACTGATAATGCTTACTCTAAACTTATTGGTAAGTTTGTCAATGATGCTAAGCGTCAAGTAGAAGATGCTTATAACTGGAATGCTTTGACTGAAACACTAACAGTCACTACTGCTAACCAAGTATTTAACTATGTACTAACTGGTATTGGTCAACGCTTTCGTGTTATGGATGTCATTAACCAAGAGAAGGATTGGTTTCTAAACAATGAAACTACTTCTCGTATGAATGAATTGTTTCTTAATGAAACATTTAGGTATGGTTCTCCAGATCGTTATAACTTTAACGGTGTAGATGTTAATGGTGATACTCAGGTAGACTTGTATCCTGTACCCGATGGAGTATATAATATTTACTTTAACGTAATCAAACCTACTGATAAGCTTACACTTAGTGCTGACATTATCAAAGTACCGTCTGAACCAGTAGTATTCTTAGCATACGCTAAAGCACTGGTAGAGCGTGGTGAGGACAACGGTGTAATGAGTAATGAAGCATATCAATTGTTTAAAGAATCTTTAGCAGATCATATTTCTGCAGAAGCTAATCGTTATCCTGATGAGATTACTTGGGTAGCTAATTAATGAAACCATTACAAACTGCTTCTATAGGTGCGCCAGGGTTCCTTGGTCTAAACAGCCAAGAAAGCAGTGTACAACTATCTTCAGGATATGCATTAAAAGCAGAGAATTGTGTTATCGACAAGTACGGTCGTATTGGTGCTAGACGTGGTTGGGTTCCTGTAAACACCACAGTTAACACTGATCTTGGTAGTGGTAACCCTGTACAGTTTTTGTTTGAAGTAATTATTCCTGGTAACAATGTTTTAATCAGTGGCGGTAATAATAAGTTGTTTACTGGTACTACCACTATGACTACTGCTGCAGTACGTAATGCTACTAACAGCGGTAACTTAACCTATACTATTACTTCTAATAACTGGCAAGCAGCAGCATTGCCTTTTGGTGACGGTGCAGCCGCATTGCCTCATGCTTACCTTGTTCAGTCTGGACATGAAGTATTGGTGTTCCATAACCTAAGTAGTTCTGGACATAACCATGATGGGTCTTATGGGTTTCAAAGGCTAGGGGATGTTGGTTCACTACCAGCAGGATATTCTACATCTACCTTTAAACCTAATTGTGCATTAGCAGCGTATGGTCGTATATGGGTTGCTGATATTGTTGGCGATATTCAAACAGTGTACTTTAGTAGATTGTTAGACGGTTCTGATTTCAGTGGTGGTGATAGTGGTTCTTTGTCACTTAACGCTGTGTTTCCTAGTAATGATAAGATAGTTGGTCTTGCTGCACACAACGGATTCTTAATTATATTTGGTCGAAATAACATTGCAATTTATGGTAATCCGATTGATGTTACTCAATTAACATTACAGGATTACATTCCTAACATTGGTTGTATTTCTCGAGACTCTATAGTATCTACTGGTACAGATATTGTTTTCTTATCTGACTCTGGTGTTCGTAGTTTAACACGTGTTATTCAAGAAAAGTCATTACCGTTTCGTGATATATCTAAGAATGTACGGGATGAGTTAATACTAAATGTTGCATCAGAAACAGCATCAAACATCAAAGCAGTATATTATGACCGTGATGCTTTTTATTTACTTTCGTTGCCTACTACAGGTGTAGTATATTGTTTTGATACACGGACAGTTTTAGATAACGGAGCAGCAAGGGTAACCACTTGGAATAGTATTGATCCAAAAGCTTTCTTTGTTAACCAAGCTAAAGAATTATTAATAGGTAAGCCAGGATATATTGGTAGATACTCTGGATTTTATGATAACGGTTCTACGTATCGATTGTCTTACTTTACAAACCACTTTGACTTTGATAGTCCTACTACTTTAAAAATATTAAAAAAGATTGGTTTTATTGTTATTGGTGGTGGCGGCGCACAAGTAGCAGTTAAATATGGTTTTGATTACGAAGATAATTACTTATCCCAGACTAAGATACTTGCTGGTGGTTCTGCTTTTGAGTATGGTATTGCAGAGTATAACATAGCAGAATACTTTGGTGGTATAATCCTAGAAAGATTCTTTGTTAATGTTACTGGTGCTGGTACTATTGTTCAGGTTGGATTAGAAACAGAAATTACTGGTAATCCTTTCTCAATACAAAAAATAGACATTGCGTCGAAAGTTGGCAAGACAGTTATTTAAGGAGAATTAAGTTGACAGACTATGTTAAAAGTACCAACTTTGCTATTAAAGATGGTTTAGCATCTGGTAATGCAGCAAAAGTTGTTAAAGGCACAGAGATCGATGTTGAGTTTAACAACATTGCCTCTGCTATCAGTTCTAAATTAGATGCTTCAAACCCAACTATCTCAGGTAATATTACCGTTACTGGTAACGTTACTACTAATGCTTTAGTTGTTGGTACGCAAGCAGGGAAAGCCACACTTAATTACTCAACCAACGCTGCTCGTACACTGACAGTGCCTGCTGTTGCTGGTAACAGAACCTTTGCTTTTATTGATGAAGCACAGACATTTACCACAAATCAAACTATTGATGCAAATTTAGTTTTTACTAACAGTCAACGTCGTTTACAAGCACCTTTTAATTCTCAAACGTCTAATGCTTTTTTGTTGCAAAACTCTGGAACAAACTTAGGGACCTCTGTAGGTGTTATTCCTAACGGAACTTCTAAAGAATCATCTTTAATTTTATATTCTTCAACAGATCCAGCCAATTCAAATTATTTAGTTTTGTATGCTTCAGATTCACAAACTCGTTTAGATTCAGATTCTGTTGGCACAGGCACGACACAACGTATTCGTCTTGATACGGATAACTTTGAGCGCATTACCATTGCTCCTACTGGAGAAGTAAGTATAAACACTTCTACAGCATCAAACACTGCTCTTAAAATAGCTGCTGATGGGCGTACATATTCATTACAAGCTGATAACAAGATTCTGTTTAATGATACCTACGGCAATACAGTAGGTGCTACTAATAGAACATTGTATATAGATAACGGTGGTGTTCTTGGTGGTTTATCATCCACCCGTGAATCCAAGACAAATATTACTCCTATCACTGACACTGATTGGATTATGTCTTTAGAGCCAGTATCATATAATCGTAAACTAAAGAACAATGATGATACTTACTCTGATGTAGCAAGCCCCAACACAGAGTTTGGTCTTATCGCTGATGATGTTGCTAATGTTCGTCCAGAGGTTTGTGTGTTTGTTGATGGTAAAGTCTCTGGTATCAACTACGAACAGCTTATTTCACCGATGCTAAAAGAGATTCAAAAGTTACGAGCAGAAGTAGAGTCGCTCAAGGAGAAAGTAAATGTCTAACGCACTGAATTGGAAAGTATACAACCTTATACGAACAGTACCAGAAGGTGTTGTTACTACTGTATGTTGTCAAGTGTTTATGGTTGATGGTGATGATAGAGTAGGTGGTAACATTAACCAAGATGTTCCATATAAGAATCCGTCAGATCCTGACTTTGTTCCTTTTGATAGTCTTACTGAAGCACAAGTTATTCAGTGGGTACAGAATCAACTTGGTCCTGAAAAGATAGCAAAGATGGAGCGATCATTACAAGCATCATTGAATCAAAGGAAGACACAAAAAGCAGAGGGTGTTCCTTGGTAAATGAAAATACCAATAGTACAGAATAACAACTACATAATATACTTAGAATACTTTAGTGATCTTTACTGGCTACATACAGATGTGTTTAACTGGACAAGTAAAGTAAAGACAGACTACCTAGATAAACTAAATAAACTTCAGTTACTTCTTAATGATGATTTGTTTGGTCTAGTTGATAACGATAAGCTTGGTAAGTTTGGTGGTACAATAGGATTTAAATATTTACATGATGTCACTGGAGCAGATAATAACCAGTACAAAGTTTATACTAGGAGATTAGAATGGGTAAAGTAGTCGGGTCTATATTAGAACCTTTTACTGGTGCTAAAGCTACTCGTAGGGCGGCAGATGCGGCTGCTCAGCAACAAGCAGAAGCTGCGAGACAATCTGGATACGCTGCTGCATTTAGACCAGTAGGGTTTACTACTCGCTTTGGTACTTCTCGTTTCACTGAGGAGATTGATCCTGTTTCTGGTCTTCCTCGTGTCACTGGTGGCGGTTACGAGATATCTCCTGAATTAAAAGTTCTACAAGATCGGTTAATGGGTCTGACTGGAGGAGCCGTAACTACTGCCGAAGAAGCTGCATTAGCAGGGCAACCACTAGGAGAAGCTGCTCAAAGTTTGTTTGGTTTAGGTTCTAGGTTCTTGCCTACTGACATCTCTCGTCAAGCTTCACCAGAGGCAATGGCTCAAGCACAGCGTTTCTATGGTCTAGCTAATCAGGTTACTCCTACTAGCTATGATCCTCGTGCTGCTGCTCAGAGCTACTACCAAGAAGCTCAGGCAATGCTTGATCCTACTCGTCAACGTGAAGAGGCACGCCTGGGCGCTGGTGTCTTTGGGCGTGGTAGGGCAGGATTGAATATTAGTGGTCAAGGTCAACCAGAACTCTTTGCACTAGCACAAGCACGAGAGGAACAGAATACTGCATTGGCTGCTCAAGCTCGTGAGCGTGCTCGTGCAGAACTACAGCAAGATATTGGTCTGGGTACTCAGCTTGGGTTGTCTGGTTTGTCTACTCAGCAGCAGGCAGAGAATCTTGCTAGAGCTAGACTAGCAGAAGACATAGGTCTAGGAACAGATCTATTCGGCACAGGAGCGTCTCTCTTGGGTCAACGGTATGCCCTACCTACTCAGGCGTTGGGACCGTTACAGAGCTATCTAGGCACGATAGAGAGCATTGAACAGCTAGGGCAACAGCCATTCCAACTTGGTATGCAGCTTGGTGGACAAGTTCAAGCAGGCGGTGAAGCAGGCGGTAGATTACTTGGTGCTGGTTTAACTCAAGCTGCTGATACTAGGTATCAAGGTATTCGAGCAGGCAACGCTGCTAATCAAGCTTTCTTACAAGCTATGATGGGTTCTGCTGCTGGTGGGTTTAGTGGAGGTGGTGGTGGAGGTGGTGGAGGTGTAGGAATGCGTCCTGGTACAACTGGATACGGTACATTCTAAAGGAAAGAATATGGGAATTAGCGCTCAACAAATGCTACAGAATGATCCAGACTATCTTGCTAGGCAAGCTGCTAGGCAAGAGATTCAACAATATCAAAACTTTCAAAATCCTCAACTTGGTTTAGCTGCTACTAGTGGAGCACTTATTGGTCGAGGCTTGGCTAATCTGTATCAAGGTCGAGGGTTTTTTGAAACAAGTGATCCTGCACTGCGTAGAGTATCTGAGATACAATCATTATATAACAATGCAATGCAATCCTTTGATCCTATGGATCCTTCTAAATCTTATGCTACGTTAGCTACCACATTAGCACAACGTGGATACGGTAGAGAAGCTGCTCTTGCTGCTGCGGAAGCTAATAAATATATGGGGCAAGGAGAAGATCGTGATCTTAAACGGCAAGAAATAAGCGCACGTATCAGCGCTACAGAAGCACAAGCAGAAGCTACAAAAGAAACTGCAGCACAACGAGCAGCCGCCGCTGAAGAAGCTCGAAATAAAATTACTACAATAGGTACTACAACTAAACGATTAACTACTTATCGTAAAGGAACTGAGCCTCAAATTTATGTAATGAATGAAAAAGGTGAAGAAGAAAAATATAAACCTTCTATTCATGGTGGGTATGAGGTTGCAGAAGATCGACGTACACCACCTGCTGCTAGACCTGTATATCAAAGAGATGCTTATCAAAACGTATATCAAATGAATCCTGACGGTACAAAAACTCTTGTCATTCCTGGTTTAGTTACTCCAGGACAAGCTGCTCCTGGTGCTGCGCCTGCGCCTAAAAACGGTGTTAGAACTGTAGATCAGCTTCTTCAAGATCTATCTAAAGCCAAATGAAAATTATTGAGCTTCCGATTTTTGGGCCAATTGGTTTTCCTGAAGATATGTCTGATCAGGAGATATATGATACTATTCAAAACAAAGTATTTAAAGGACAGCTAAGAGACTATAGCAAAGCTGAGACTGCCGTTATGGGTCTTGAGCGTGGATTTACTTCATCTGCTAGAACTCTTGCAGGTGGTAGATCTGAAGAAGTTACTCCTGGGTATGAAGATCCGTTAACCAGTATGATGTCTGTTGCTCCTGTATCCTCTACTGAAGAGACAGACGAACAGAAAGAATTAAAGTTTAGGATTGCTCGAGATCAAAACCCAATCACTGGATACGGCACACAGATACTAGGTTCTATTGCTGATCCTGCTGGTCTTGCTATTCCACTAGGTAAAGCTGCTACCTTTGGTTCTTTTGTTAAACAGGGTATAGGTACTGGTGCTATTGGTGGTGTGCTCGAGCCTACATATGAACAGTTTGGAGACAGTCGGTTAGAGAACATTGCTTATGGCGCTGCAGGTGGCGGTCTATTAACTGCTGCTGTTGGTAAAGTATTTAAGAAACAGTTGTTTCCTGATGAAGCAGCAGCTAAGACTGTACCTGATGATGGTCCTAAACCTACAGAAACTCCTGCTGCTACTACTGCATCACAAGCAGATGAACCAGACATTAAACCTTCTATCGTAGAAGATCCTGTTAATCTTACTGATGAGATTAATGCACTACCTAAACTACCACAATACTTGTCTGGCTTAAAACCTAGGTTTGCTAAGTCTGAGATTTCTTTTGAATCTGACTTAGATGCCGCACTCTATGCAGTTGGTAATCCTAAAACTAAATCTGCAAGGCACGACGATTATATGCAATTCTTGCAACAGTCTTTGCAATTACCAGAAGATGAAGTAGTTAAACTTGCTTCTGCTGTGCGTAAAGAAGTAATTGAAGCTGGCATGAAAGCACAGAAAGATGCTGGTATGGCAGGACAAAAAACACTTGACTCTTTTACTTTTAATCTGTCATCTAACTTAGATAATTTATTGTTTCCTGTAACAAGAAAGCTTGACGATTCATCAAAATTCGTGTATAATTTTGGTAAAGCTATTCAGCCAGATGCTAAAGGACTGTACAGAATTAACGAACGTAGTCCTGATATACAGACTTTGGTTACAAAAGTAAAAGAAATTGATCCTGCTTTTACTTCACAAGACGCTGTACTAGCTGCACGTGGTTACTCTCAGTTGCTGGATACAATGAAGACAACAATGGGTAGGCAGTTTAAACCACGGTCTTTTGATGACATACTCATTAACAAGTTAGATGAAGAGTCTTGGATCAAACTCTTTGGTCAAGGAGCGTTTGATGGCTGCTAAGTGTGACTTAAAGTTTTATAAGTATTTTGCTCCAGCAAAGAACCCAAGTGCTTTGTCTGCTCGTCAACTAGATATGATTGCTAATCTAGGTGAGCATAGAGCAACAAAGTATTTGTCTTCTCGTGATTATCTAAATGATGATACGACTAAAGTATTAGAATCTTTGGCTGCTATAGCTCCTCAGCGATTTGCTAGAACCACTAACATAGGTAGACCTATACCTGAAGTAATGCAAGAGGCTCAGCAAGCAGGAGAGCGCCTTGCCAGAGCTACTAGCGAAGGATCGGATTACCTTGAAGAAGCAGCAGAAAACATAGCAAGGAACTTCCGTAAAGGTAGTCCTATGTCAATGGAAGAACGATCAGTAATTTATCCTGCATTTAAGAATCGCATGGATAACCTACCTCTATTGACTCGACAGATTCAGTACGCACATCAGAATAATAACACTCAGACTGCTTCTGTATTAGCTATGGAATTAGTTAAGACAATGGGAATGTCTGCTGCTGTGTTTGGGGATAAGAATGCTGTGTCTGTTGCTATGAATTCTATGAAGTATTTAAATAGGCAAATTAAACAAGCTGAGACTATTAACAGATTATTTCAGAATGGTGAGTGCTAATGGTAAACCTTTCTAAAAAGTGTTTAGATTTTATTGCAAGAATGTCTGACAGTATTAACGAACTGTATACTAATCCTGCTGTGTCCCCTGCTGAGGCTGCTCAAGCTGCAGCAGAAGGAATGACAAAAGCACTAAAGACTCCTGGTATTCGAGATAGGATTGGTTCGTTTATTCGTAATAGTTACTTGAGTGCTATGTCAACCCAAGCAATTAACTTTGTTAATAACCTTGTCCCTATTATTACTTCACCTATTATTCGTACACTATCAGGTAAACCACGAGAAGGTTTGGCAATGCTCGAGGGAATTACTGAAGGATTCCTTGAAGCATTCCCTAGATTCTTTGCTGGTTTGTCTAAGCGTACTGAAGACTTTGATGGTAATACACATAATGCTTTTGACATAGTACGTAATAAATATGCTGATGCTGCTCTTACATATCCACAGAAATTGACAGGTGCTTTAGACCAAGCATTCTCTGCTGTGCTTGAGCGGATGGAATTTAAAGCTATGCTACATCGTATTAAGAATTCTTTTCCTGATGAATACTTTACTCGTAATGGATTAGATAAAACAAAGTTTGTACAAGAATTAGAACAAGTAGCGTTGAAGAGAGGTGATGGTAACCTTGCTTTCTTACGTTTGTTAGAGAATCAAAGTCCTGAGTTGTATCAACAGTTACAAGAGTTTGCTGCTGTTGGGACATTCCGTACACCATTGGGTAGATCTTTACTTGATCAGATGGGTAAGAAAATATCTGATGCAAAGAATGTAGCTCCTGAGTTAAACCTTGTTGTTCCGTTTGTTCGTACTGGTATTAACGTAGCTAAATATGCTGGCGGGTTTATTCCTGGTCTAGGTCAATTACGTGTTAGACAAGCTAAGAAAGACATTGAGCTTATTGACAGTCAGATTAATTCTCTACTACAACGGGAAACTAAAGCTAAAGAGAAAGCCAATCAAGCTCTCTTCCCTGGTCAAGCAGAAAGCTGGAGAGCTAAAGCTCAAGCATTAGAAACACGCAGGCGTAAACTTGAAGGTACTCGTACATTTAAAGAAGAACAGATACCTGAGTTCTATGTCCAACAGGTTGTTGGTGCTGGTATGATGCTGTCTACCTACGGGTTAGTTAACGCTGGTCTGTTAACTGGTCACTACTCTTCTGATCCTGCAACAAGGCAGAAACAAATGGCATCCGGTATGCGTGAGATGTCTATTCGAGTAGGAGATAGGTGGATTAGTTATGATCGAGTAGAACCATTCTCTACAGTCATGGGTCTAGTAGCAGATGGCATGACTGCTCTTAAAGAAGGTAGAATGAAAGGTGAATCTCCTGGTGTTGGAGACATAGCAAAGATTGTAGGACGTAACTTGTTAGATAAAACTTTTACTGAAGGTCTTGGTAAAATGTTTTTAGCTATTCAAGAATCAGATCGTTACTTAGAAAGTTATTTAGTAAGTCTAACCAATCCATTAGTACCAGCTATTGTAAATCAAATAGCAAGGTTGCGTGATCCTTTGGTCCGAGAAACTAAAGATCCTGAACTAGCAGACTGGATGCTTAATAGTATTAAATCTCGTATACCAGGGTTAAGGGAACAATTACCTGCTCGTCCTGATGTCTTAGGTCAAGAGCAACCATTATATGGCGTGTCTACTGGTATCGCTGTAGCTCCAGTAAATCAAGATGAAGTACGTGCTCTCCTTGATAATCCTTATCTTACTATTGACAGACCAGATAGAAAGATTGGCGGTATTGAGCTAGACATGGAACAGTTTGCTGCTCTTGAACAGCGTGTTGGTCAGCGAGTGTATGAAGTATTTGGTATGATGGCAGCTAATCCTGGGTTTGCTAGTGTTCCTAAATCTTTACAAGCAAAGTTCTTAAAAGAAATGGTAACTGAGATTAGGCAACAAGAACGTCTAGCTGCGCTTGGTACTTTAATTCAAGATCCAGCTTTACGAGCACAGTACATACTGAAGGAAATGCAAAAGATGGGCCTTGGTTCGTTAGTAGAAGAAGAGGAAGAGTAAATAACTAATGTATACTGGGAGATATAATGTTAGTAGAACTGGCAGCAGCCAATGCAGCCTTTCAAGTAATCAAGACTGCCATCAAGAATGGAGGTGAGATAGTCAGTGCTGGTCAAGCATTACTTGAATATTTCAACAACAAATCAAAGCTACAAGAAAAGGTAGAGAGTAAACCAGAACATAAGCGTAACGATCTCGAAGAGTTCCTAGCGCTGGAGCAGTTAAAGAAACAAGAGCAAGAGTTAAAAGAGTTAATGATTTACAATGGTAGACCTGGACTATGGGATGATTGGCAGTCCTTCCAAGTCAAAGCAAGACAACAACGAGAAGCAGAGCATCGACAACAACTTAAAGAAAAGCTAGAGAAGAAAGCAAAGCGTGACAGAATAATACAAGATATGCTGCTTACCTTCTGGATTCTTGTCTTGATACTGGTTGTTGTTGGATGTATTAGTGGTGCTATATATTTAACCTTGGAGTACCAATGATTCCTATACCGTTAATATTAGAGATTGGTTCTAAGATACTGGACAAGGTTATTCCTAATCCAGAGGTAAAAGCACAGGCTCAGTTAAAGTTACTAGAGATGCAGCATCAAGGTGAATTACAAAAGATGCAAGCAGACATCACTGAGCAAGAAGAACTAACTAAGCGTCTACAAGCAGACATGGGTAGTGACTCTTGGTTATCTAAGAACATTAGACCGATGACCCTGATAGCGATCTTAGCTGCTTACTTTATCTTTGCCTTTATGTCTGCCTTTGGATATAATGCTAACAGTAACTATGTAGAACTATTAGGTCAGTGGGGTATGTTGATCATGTCCTTCTACTTTGGTGGTAGAACTCTTGAGAAAATTCTTAACATGAAAAAGGAAAAGAACAATGATTGATTGGGGTAAGTATCCTAACTTTAAACGATCAGAGTTTGCTTGTCAACACTGTGGGTCTGAGGGTATCAAGGAAGAACTAGTAGCTAAGATACAAGAGTTACGTACTCTCTATGGTAAACCCATGCCAATAACTTCTGGCTATCGCTGTCCACTCCACCCTATCGAGCGACAGAAGAATGTCCCTGGAACGCACGCAGAGGGCATTGCTGCCGATATAGGGGTACAAGGAGAGGCAGCTATTGAGCTCCTACACAAAGCCATTACAGTGGGTTTTAAGGGCATTGGCGTGCAACAGAAAGGTACTGGTAGGTTTATCCACCTAGACATAGGAACTGGACCTACTAGACCTGCTATCTGGAGCTATTAAAAAAGGGGCATTGCTGCCCCTATCAAGACTAAGTGGACTGGGAACCAGCTTAGTTATTCATCATCTGCTTTAGAGATCAGGATACGTATAATACCTAGATCAATTACTACATAACCTTTTTCTAGTTCCTGATACTCTAAACCAAACGCAATACCTGTAATCATACAAAATTCTATGTCCATGTTATCTCCTAGTTTACTCAGTATGCTGAGTAATTTTACTCAATCAAATCTCGCAGGTTCCTGACACACACGCAAGCATCTGCGCTCCCTCTACATTGTCATCCTGCTCTGACAATACATCCCAAGTAATAGTAGCAGGCATCTTATCTAGCAGTGCTTTGTACTGATCCTCACCACACTCTTCATAGGGTGCTTGACGATACGTACCACCATCCCAGGGTAGGAAAGAGATACCACTAATCTCATCGAAGTTATTCCACACCCAAGCTCCTACGTCCATCCACTCATCTTCTTTGACTGAGATAGTCACAGAAGGTTTGTGCTCACACCAGTAACGCTGGTACTGCATCCACAGATCCAGGTGCTGCAGCGCTGTCAGTGCTTCCCTGGTGCGTGCTCCTTCTGGTGCTTTCTGTGGGAATGAGAACACCACAGTAGACTCAGGACGCATCACACAATCCTCTGCAGGGATACCAGCATTCACCATAAACTGCGAGAGAGGATCTTTCTTATCGCCTCTAACCCTACGAATATAATAAGGACTATGTCGAGTATGAATGCCAGAGGCAGAGTTAACAAGCTGGCTAACAGTACCACTAGGTTTAACACAAGTGATTGCAGCGCTCTGAGGAATGCCAAGCACAGAGCTATACTGAACATTGGTATCCACGGTGATCTGTCGTAGTTGTTCAAGATTCTTCGCAGTTGATTCACAGACTTTACCCATCCATTCGTTATCTAAGATACCAGTCAATGACACACCAAGCAGACGCTCCTCCTCAGTGTTCTTCTGCCACACTTTACGCAGGTATGGGAAGTGTGTCATAGTGGCTTGGAACGTACCCAGGATAGTAGCAAGACGTACCTTGTTTGCTAGCGTCTCAAGCGTGTCCTCAGCACGTACAACCACCTCAGTTAGGTTGCAGAACTGGTAGGGTCTGAGGATGATCTCGGAACAGGGATTAGTACCGAACTCGTAATTAGGATTCCTTCTGCCGTTCTTAGCAGCTTGAGACTTACTGGCTGCTCGAGAGAAGATTCCTCGTTCCCCAGAGTGAGAATGGTAAAGGCTAGTCCATTCTTGTAGAAATTGTCCAATGTCTGGTTTAGCTTCGTAAGTTGCTGAGTTGTTAGCCAAGGCACGTTGTCCATTTTGTTCCCACCAATTCCCTGATTTCGCATGACGCATCCGATCATCTTCTAGTTCTGACAACGAGATCATTGCTGACCGACGAACACCACCAACGACAACAACCTCCCCGATCTTGCAGAGAATATCATGGCACTCGATTGATGACAAACGCCGACCAACTGCCCCTTTGAACTTGGATACCGTGAAGCGAAATAGTTCTTCCAATGGGCGAGGTCCACTTGCTCGTCCCCCAAAGGTCTTGAGTCTCTCACCCGCTGGACGTACTTTGGATATATCCCACTTTGCAATCTCACCAGAGTATAGAAGAGCAATGAGTTGACGTAAAGCTTTTGCCCATCCTTCTTTGGAGTCGGCAACCACGATAGTAGTTTGACTATCGAATAACTGCTCAGGCACTTCAGGTAATTGATTAACATACTTCTGCTCCACAGAGAAACCTACCCCTGTACCACAGAGCAGGATATACATAGCTTCATCGAATGACTTAGGATCATCGATAGGAATGTAGCTGCAGTTATATCCAGCAGTGTTGTCACGCTCGAGTGCTTTGCCTGCTGTCATCAGTGACCGCATACTAGGCATAACTTCCAGATTAAGTACAGCATTCTCTAGCTCAGTGCGTAGCTCACGAGTCAGCGCATAGTTGTTTGTCTTGGCAAGATGATCTTCCAAGAAGTTGAAGTAACGTGCTACAGTTTCAGTCCAGTTCTCTCGACGATTCTTCTCAGGCATGAAGCGAGCATAACGTGACTTTGCAATAAATTGTTGGTAAAGATCCATGTATTAGTCCCAGTCTACAATATTAGTTAGTTTGTCTTGTTTGTCTTCAATAACATCAGAGAACCTATCTACTAAGTCCTCTGATGTTATTCCTAGTAACTCTAACAAGGTTATCTCATCTAACTGTTTTAGTCTCTCAATTAGTTCAGGCAGTGTTAGAGTCATGTGTTATAGTTACGCCTTCTGAATTACGTACCCCAGGGTAGTGTAACCTTTGTTACTGTCATGTCCCAAGCTACGAATGTATTTACGTAGGGTTTGACGTGCTGCGTTGTAGTTATCAAAACCAGTCTTGAAAAGTTTCAATGTAAGTTTACGTCCATTAAGTTTTACAATATACATACTATTATCCTTTCGGTAGTTAGACTTAATATTATACCATCAATTATAGAACTTGTCAACAAGCATGTCATAATTTTGTATCGCAAAAGTAAGATAGTGTTGAGCTTTCTTTAGATCCTCTAACCCGTTCTTACTATCGTGACGATGTACATACTTGATGACGTTACACAACCAGGGGTCTAGCTTCCAATCTTCCCAGACATCCCACGGTTGAATCTTATGGGAGATATAGTGATTACCTCCAACCTGCATATTCTTTGCTTCTATTTTTTCTTTCAACAAATCACCTAATGTCTTATCCATATCGTTTCCTTAAGTACCGTAGCGAGACTGGCATCTCATCGAACTGTCCATCATCTACCTCATGAAGCATCCAGATCCCTCGCCAGTAGTTGTTACCTTGTGCTCCTAGATAATCCTCATCATGCAGGTAGCAGCAGCCAGAGAACAACCCTGTGATCTGCTTACCATCTGCCCTGTTAGCGTAAGCTATCTGCCTACCCTGGACATGCCCCATAACTGCAGACATGTGGCGCTTGGTTAGCAGCGCAGCAGCAGAGGTCACTGGTCTACCCATCACCCCACTGGTAAAGAAATGACAATATACCACACCGTCAATAACAACAGGACTAAGATAAGGATACACCTCCCAACCAGCTTGTTCGTATCCGAGATCATCGATACCAATAGTGCCGTGGAGTTTAGGATCTCCTTCGACTGCTCTGTTAATTCTGTCCTCGTGGTTACCAAGCGTGAGAACCATTCGGGGTCTATATTGTTTCTCTTTTCTTTTTCTTCGCTGCTCATTTAGTTCCCTCATAGGTGCTAGGAGTTGGTCCATTGCCTTCTTCGTTACTTCGATGTCAGTCTTGTATCGTCTACCTTCAAAGCTCTTACGTCCAACATCGTAGCTCGAGAGGGCAGGCATGTCAGCAAAGTCACCTATGTTAATGATTACATCTGGTTGCTTGTCTGCTATGTATTGCCCCACCCAGGTTAAGTAAGACAGGTCAACACCTGCCTTGACTTGCATATCAGGTAGTACTAGGTGTGTCTTCATCTGACTCTTCTTCATCATCTAAACGTGAACGTAAACGCTCAAGCTTATCTTCTAGTGTTTCGTAATGTACCTGATCACTAATGTTATAACCATAGATACCTTCTAGGAAGTGTACGAACTGGTTAAGTACAGCGTGCCATGTAGTACTAGACTCAAAGGCATGAGTAGCAGTGTGCTCTGAGCTTATAGGATACTCACTATCTGGTGTACCACAAGTATCTACATGACTAAATCGATATATAACTGTGTCATCCTTTTTCATTTGACTTCTCCAATACTGTTAAAAAATATTCTGCATCTACTACTACAAGGGGCTTCGCTCTATTCTGCTTAATAAAAACGACAGGCTCTCCTTTTCCTTTCGCATTTGTTTCCGCTTGCTCGTAGTATCCGTATACTGCAATTCGATCCCTTGACTTACATTCCACAGAAAGCGGGCATCTTCCTCTTGCTGTTGGTGAGAGCAGGATGTCTTCCCCTCCCGCACCCATACTGACTGATCGTACATCATCACTCTCCAGTTTGAACTTCGCAATTATCTGATCCCTCACCCACTGCTGGAACGTTCTGCCCTTTGCTTTTGCGCTGCTTGGTTTCAATATGTAAAGTTCCTTTTGTTTTGATCCATCTCTTTGGTATATGAATAATACAGCAAGCGTCATTTGCTTCGTTAATGGTACTTGCTACTGACAATCCTTCTTTACTTTCTGCTACCAAATAACCTACAGTATACGTATCTAGTATTGTGGGAGTGATACTACCCAAGTGTGTCCATTCGTCCTGGCTACAAGCATCCACCCAATGCACATACACTAGCTTGTTACTGGTGGTTGCCACATCTCACCTTCCTTTCTACGTATCCAGAGCAGCTGCGCCATCTCTGTCATGCGGCGAATATCATTATCATACGCCTTTAATACTGCGGTGAATAGTTCCATCTCTTCCTTGGCTTCTCCAAGAATCTTTTCTGCTTTCTTATCACCAATGCCTTTAAGACCTGGGATGTTATCCACTCGATCTCCAGTGAGGACTTGTTTATAGAAAGTTCGCAGGGTATCTTCTTCTTTAACATAGTACTCTACATCCTGTGTAAACTTACAGTGCCAACCTCTAATCATATCCAGGTCTTTATCGATAGTATAGATCACATAATCATCTGGGTCCATAGTATATGCTTTAATACCTATGGCATCATCAGCTTCTTGATCTTCCTGTACGACAAACCCCCAAGACTTAACTAAGTACTCACGCATCAGGTCATAGTGTTGTGGCTTAGCTTGTGTCCTGTTACCCTTGTACGGTGCTTCCTTTGCTATCTCTTTGCGGTAGTTGTTAGAGCCAGTGAGATACCCTTGATAGTCTCCTATCTTAGGCATCATCACCAGACTCTCTACAAACTCTGCCATGCGAGAGATAGCGATTCCCTCTGACTCACCCTCGGAAGCGAATCCGATTCGATAGACAAAGATATCACCATCAAGCAGAGCTAGCATTTACTTCTTCTTGCCCTGGTTCTCGAGGAAAGTAGCGATACTCTTGAGCACAGCGATTGCAGCTTCACGAGATGAGAACGTGTTGTCGTTAATAACAATATCTCCATCAGCATGAATAGCAAACTCATACGTGCTACCCCAGAACCCTGTAATCTCAGGATTATCTACAGAAACGCTGAACACGTTACGATCTGCTTTTACTTCTACGCTAGGTACTTTCATGTCTGCTCCTTACAGTACATCGTCAGCATCAACAACTGACTCACCACCAGTATACTCAACAAGCTTAGTAACTACAAGTTTGTTGATACCGATACCCACACCAGACTTACCATTGACCTTATAAGGATAAGGTTTGATAAGAGCGATACCACGTGAACCATTACCTACCTTAGCTTCGATTACCTTACCTTGAGGATCTTCTGCTTTGATGGGATAGTTCTTAGACTTTGCAGTAATAAAGAATCCTTTGTCTTCTTTGTTACGTACATTCACACCTGAGTCTTCCAATGCTTTGATAGCATTCTTAGAGAGGTTACAAAGATCGACTTGATACTTACCACTCATTTGGTTAGGTGTATCAAGGAAAGCCCACATCAAGTCAGCTTCGATCTTAAGAGGTTTCAAATCCATAATGTTCTCCTGAACAAGTTAAGTTAACAGTAATATTATACCACGCTTACAACTAGAAGTCAATGGGTTTCTGCCCAAGTATTTCCTACTCTGTATTCACCAGTTAGAGGACACCTGAGTTGTAAAACTTCACCAGCTTCTTTGATCGCTTCCACTGCCATACTACCAACAGTCTCAGCATTCTCCTTACGAACTTCAATCTGCCATTCATCATGTACATTCGCCACAAAGTGTGCATCAATTTTATTCTTCTTGATCTTACCATCTAGTAAGACAAGTGCCTGCTTCATTACTATCGCACCAGCACCCTGGAGTAACGTGTTAAGTGCTGCGTGTGGGGAACGAACGTGAAGTTTCCTACCGTCCAAAGCTGGTAGGTAGCCCTTCTCTGCCAACCTCTCAACCTTTGACCTAAGTGCCTTGAGCGCAGGCGTGTTATCCAGAAAAGACTTAATGAGTTTCCTCCCTTCTTCTGCTCCACCACCCACAACTGCCCCGATCTTAGCTGGGCCAGCCCCATATAGGAATGCGTAGATGAATGTCTTTGCTTGCGGTCTAGTTTGAAGACCTGCTGCATTTTGGTTTTTGGTATGAATGTCACCTTCACAGACTTCTTTAACATAATCCTTATCCCTCATGTAGTGAGCCAGCATCCTTAGTTCCAAGCCACTAGCGTCAGCACCTACTAACATATACCCATCATCAACAGTCCAGCAATCCCTACACTCTGTACCCCAGGGACTAGATCCACTAGGAACCTGTGCCATGTTGGGACTATGGTGGGTCATACGTCCTGTGACTGCGCCATTGGTGATGACCTTACCATGTACCCTGCTGGTGTCAGATACAGCGTCAAGCCAGGAGCTAACTTGAGCCACCCTTTTCTGAAGGAGTAGGTACTCGGTAATTGCTCTTGCTTCTGGTATATCAATTCCATCCAAGACTTTTTCATCTACAATCACTGATCCCTTCTCTGTAAACTTCTCAGGTTTCCATCCTAACTTGATAAGTCTATCAGCTATTTGTGCTCTACTACCTGGGTTAAACACCTCTATATGATCCTTTAACTTCTTGCCTGTCTTCTCAGACACACGCTCTGTTATGATAGGCGGGAAGATACCCTGTAGTTCTTCTTCGATCTCCGAGAGTCTAGTCTTCCAAGTTGCCACCAAGTTAACAGCCTTCGCAACGTCAAGCTTAAACCCATGTTTCTCCTGCCTCGATATGATTGCAGCTACGTTGTGCTCGAGATCGATACAGCGTTGATCCCATCCCTTTAGTTCGCTGGACAAGTGGGTGTACAGATCATGTGTTACCTCTACGTCCTGCTTACAGTACATCAACATCTCATCGCTTAGTCCATCGTTGAAGCTCGTGAAGTTCCCTTTGAATTTCCCTAGCCTCTTTCCCCATGCGTCGAGACTGTGTCCTCCCTCTAGGCTTGGGCTGAGCAACCTCGACATCACTAACGTATCCAACACTTGGCTCAAACGAATCTTCAAGCTCCATTGCTGATTCAAGATCGGTGCATCGAATCCAATGATGTTGTGTCCAACTAACAGATCGTCCTGCCTTAGATAACTTCTCAAACTTTTTGCTTCCGTCCATACATTAATCTCACCAGTAGTTATATCTTTAGTTACGCAGCACCAGATGGTGTCGTGCTTTGTGTTGGTTTCAATGTCAAGTATGATTGTCCTAGAGCGGCTCATCAAATCGTTCCGTCATTCGTCCTGTATCCTTACTATAATACAACGAACATGCTGGTCCTGTCAAGCCACTGAAACGATTCTTCAATACACGCACCCTGGTAGTATGCCTATCCATGAGGTCTTCAGCCTGTCCATTACGCTCCAGACCCAGGACTATGTCAGACAGTTGACCAATCGAACCTGAGCCTCGTAGCTGGCTTAGAGAGGTGGCTGCTCCCTCCTCGTGACCCTTACTATCTGGACGCTTGAGGTGAGACACTGCGAACAAAGCTATGCCAGTTTCTGCCACGATCATGCGAAGTCTTGTCATGATCTCGTCTAACGCTTTCCTCTCGTCCCCATTATCCTGAGAAGATACGACGATGCTAACGTGATCAAGGAAGATATACTTGCACGACAGCGCCTTAGCCATAAACCGAACACGATTAATGATGTTGTCAACTGCAGTCGATCCAAAGTGGTCAAAGAAAAATAGGCGATCAGTGCCAAGAGTATCGTCAAAAGCATTTCGTAGTTCATCTGTTGTTACCTCGCAGTCAGGCAGGTGTAGTGGTTTACTGGCAGACAATGACATCAGACTCTTGGCAGTCTTCTTAACTGACTCCTCGAGAAACATCAGTCCAATGTTATCATTTGTATTCTTAAGAATGTGATACACAATCTCACGCAGGAACTGTGACTTACCTAGACCAGACCCTGCAGTGACAGTGATAAGCTCTCCTGCCCTGATACCATAGGTCAGATCGTTCATACCTTGGTAGGGGTAGAGCACATCAGCTTTCTCTACTGGTTGGTTGACAAGATCCCACAGTCCCTTGCCTGCAATGATACCATCAGGTACGTACTGCTCAGCTTGCCACCACTTGTCTACGAATCGCTTGCCTTGTGCTCCTGATAGATAGTCACACGCATCCTTGTACCCTTGCTCGTGCTTGAAGATACGAGTCTTGGGTCCAAAGAGTTCTGCCACTTGAGAAGCTGCGTCTGCACCTTGTTGGTCACTATCAAAACAGACCACCACATTCTCGAACGAATCGATCCATTCAAAGTTCGCCTTACAATCTGCGAGTGCAGATCCAGCGCCATTCCTGATAGATACGACAGGATACTTAGACCCCAACATCTGATACGCTGCGAGAGCATCGAACTCTCCTTCCACTATGGTTACGTACTTACCACCCTTGTTGAATAGCTGCTGCCCAAAGAGCTTAGCTTCCTTCCAAGATCCCTCGATACTAAACTTCTTCTCAGTTACACCACGCTTCTTGTATGCAGCTACTCGATTATCATCACTGTAATAAGGGAAGTAGTAACTGTTGTTGAAGATACCTACACCATAGTCCTGGCAGGTAGTCTTGGTAATACCACGATCAGTCACTGATTCATAAGCTAGATCAGTGGGTTCTACCAGTGCAGTATGCACAGTGAAGTTCCTTTCCATTGGTTTTCTATCATTATCAAAGTGAGTTGCACCACAAGAGAAACACTTAGTACCCCAATCATATACTGCCAGTGCATCGCTAGATCCACAGTCATCACATGGTTGATGGGATGCTAATTGTTTAGACACTATCTTTCTCCTTTAATTTAGCTTCACGCTTTTCAATATAGTCAGCAGCTTCTTCTAACAAGTCTGCTATACTATCAGGCTTACCTTCTTGTACAGACTTACGATCAGGAATCTGCCTACGAATCTCTGCTCGTTTACGAAGGCGATAGACTAGATCATCCACTACCTTTCTCCTTGTATTCACTGTTATCCCAAAACATCTCACACGTTTGTTCGTTCACATCGTAGGGTGGGTGAACAAAGTAAGTCTGCATATACTGAGATGGTTTGGCTGTGTGCCTGTAGCAGTCTTGTTTCTTAGGACAGTTACCACCAGCGCACATTGAAATGTCAGGCACTATTCTTCTCCTTTAGTTTTGCTTCAATGGCTCTGGACAACACACGAACATCAAGATGCCCGTACTTCTTATCCATGCTGGCAAACTCCAAGTCTTCAAGCTCGTCTTCAGTCAGCCCAACCCATGACAAGTTGTCACGCTTTGTGGGTGGTTTCTCACCCCACACGCCAACCTCGCCCACCTTGGCTAGATCAACAGGCTGCTGGTCATCATACAAACCAAGTCGCTGATTCTCAGCCACCATTCTGTCCAATGCCTCATGCGCTAGTGCTTGGCGTAGTGCTGATGCTGCGTTGTGTGTTTTGTAAGTATCCCCACAATCCAAAGATTCCAAAGCCTCCAACGCCTGCTCTGCTGCTTTGCGTAGGTCAGTCATTTAATCTCTCCACTCCCTTTCGTTAAGTGAACTTAGTGCTTGATTTACTATATTATAAGCACGTTCATAATAACCGTCTTCAAAATCGTCATCACAAGTCCAAGCAGTATCTATAGCATCAAGAGCAAACTCTAAAGTTTCTTTGATATCCATGAACGTCTCCAATTAATTTAATTACTTGCTAGTAGCACAATGATATACATTGTTACCAAAGTAGAAACCACCTAGCTTAGCACACTCGTTCTCTACCACTAGCTTCTGGGTCTGCATACCAGCAAGGAACCCAAAGAGGACAGAGACAAGGACAATGATAACATAAGTAGTAAAGCTTTTCATAGTTGATGCTTCCTTAGAAGGGTGAGTACTGTTCGTCAGTTGCTGCTTTGGTAGTCTTGGCATAGCTCTCCTGTAGGTTACGTGCTCGTAGAATGTCCATCAATACTTTGTCCCACCCATGCTGCTTGACATAGAAGACAACGTCAGCAATGATGCACTCGTATTCAAACTGATCTTGCTCTTCACGTAGCATCTTCTCATCAATCTCATTAGATATAAACATCTTATGTTCCTTATAGATAATAATTACTATGTACTAAGTATCTCTTAAGAGTACATTATAGCAAACTTAGTCCAGCTTGTCAAGATCAATGTCCATAAAATCAGTGTCAGTATGATCAACCAGGGTATCTTCATCGTGCTCCAAATCAGTTCGCTCTAACGCTAGGACATCACCATCAATAGTATAGAAGCAATGGTTACATAAGTCAAGGAATTCTTCTGTCACTGAAGACTTGCGTGTTGCCTCAAAGTCTGATAGAATAGTATTGCAGCTAGCACACCTCATTGAATTGTCTCCCATATGTGGTGCTCACTAAGACGATACACTTTACCGTCACCACCAAGACCATAGAATGTACCATGATTGCTGATAGCTAAAGAGATTATAGTTACTGGTTGAATAGGACTTTTAACTGTAACAGTTCTGTCATCCTCTCGTTTCGCTGCTGCTGTGTCATGGTTGACCACTTCTTTAAGTCGTTCACTGTTCTTAGGCATGATCTACAATATCCTTTATCGTTATCAAAGTTACATTCTAAAGTACAAGGGGTTAAAGGGAGTTCATTACTGTTGGGCATAGTTGACATAAGATATCCTTACATTGCTGTGCAACAATCCTGTGCTCCTTCTGTGTCTCAGGTCCAGTACGTAGCTGCACGTAGTGAATCCATGACCTCAGAGTACCATTCATATACATCTTACTCATGGTTAAACCCTCTGGCAATACCTTACGTGCTACCTCCTTCGCTATACCTGCCCGTAAAGCCCCTTTATAGGCTCGCTGTGCGGTTTCTAGTACCTCTTGCTGGAGGTAGTACCAGTTACCCTTCAGAACCTCGTCAGCAGTCTCTAAAGAGGCTTGACGATTCTTCGTATCTTGGAGGCGTGCCTCTGAGGTAACGAAGTCAGTGCTCTCAGCGTAACGTTGACTGAACTCTTGGAATGTAAAGCTACGATGACGCAAGATCTGACGAGCGATATCCCTGGTACAATTAATCTCCATACAAACGTTAACCATCTCGAAAGGTGACCAGTGCTGGTGTTTGATTAGGTACTTGATCAGCTTCTCATAGTCTGGGTTATCCTGATTGGCAGGGTTGGATACTCGAGCCATAGCTGCAATGTATCCTTCCATGCCCTCAGTAGACCAGACAAGCTTAGCACTAGCATGTACACCTGAGCGTAGCGAACCACTAACAGAGACATCTTCCTCTGTAGGGAGGTTCTCCGAACCTAGATCTACATCATAAGGTACACCTGATACCCTTACCATTACTTCCAATCCTCATGACTCTGCTCTCGAGGAATCAGAGCGTCGCCCTCAGCATCACGAGAGAACAAAGTGATTGTAAACTCCTGATGATCTTTACCATAGGTAATGACGATGTCACGTACAAAACTACCACTGAACTGTTCTTTGATATCACTTAGTTCTATCTTCTTAATATCATGTACATTAGTATACATTATTCTATCTCCTGTTTCATTTTACGATAACCATCAAGCTCATACACTCTACAGAATGTATCCCATAGACTACGACAACGAAGGTCTAAGGTCTGCTCGATACCCATAATCATATTAGATATCTCATCTTCTGTCAAGGGTTCAGCACCATCTAAGACAAGTTTATTTACAATCTTAAGATCTTCTGCAGTTGCCCAGACATTCATTATATCTTGCTCTAAATCAAATCGATCACTCATACTCACGCTCCCTCTCTTCGCCTGTAAGGTACTTCACTCGCAATAATATCTCATGAATATCATCTCTAGCTTGCCTGATTTCAAAGTCTACCTCAGACAATAATCCAGGGTTCTTAAGAATATACTCATGAATATAATACAAATCGTCTTCAATCTCTTTACGATAATCGAACATAATGTTATTAATTTTAAACTCCTGATCGATACTCATGATATAACAGCTCCTATAGTCATACCCAACAAAGCAATCATAGCAACAAACCAGATAAAAGTCAATAGACTTGACAACGCAAACATAATTATTTTCATTTCGTTACCCCAAGTATATAGAAAGTAATACTATAAAAACAATAGGTGCTAACCCTAACAACAAACCAGCTAAAGCTTTCATGCTAATACTTCTACCTCTCCATCAGTCTGAATCCAGACATGAGCACCACAAGACAAAGGTTTATCAGGACTGTATACAATCTCTGAATCCCCATGAATCTTTACCTTATGAGCATACACATTACTCTTATATGTCTTCACTGTCAAGACTGGTAAAGATAAATTTTCCTTACGATTCTTTTTAATATTGTGCTGGTTCACATGTACAATAGTTTTCATTATGCCACCTTTACAAGTTTAATAACCTTCGCCTTCGACGTACCATGATAAGGGTATGCAATGACCTTGACATTCTTGGACCAACACGCACGACAATCTCCACACCTACCCTCTCGAGTGTAAGCTTCACACTCTACAGTGTCATTAGGTCTACTAGTAGGATACTTCGCATAAGGCACAATAACACTAGAAGTCATAGGCGTATCGAGACACTCGCCAGTCACACTATCACTAGACAAGCGAACCACTACATTAGACAAACAAGACATGTCAAATAGTACGTCTTTGAACTTGTCAAACTTGTGCATGCGAGTAGGAAACCAGTGCTGAGTCTTGGGTGTTCGTCTCATTACTTCGAGAATCTTTAAAGCTAACTCTCGATGATAACAATCGCCACTATCGAACCACCTAAAATAAGGGTCTTCGCCTATAGCGTCAACCATTCTATCGCACCAGTCATCTAACTTCCAATCTTCTAGGTTACGTGCTCGAACTGCTTTAACATTGGAATAAACATAATTCCCACGCCTAGCATAACAAAACTTACATGCGTCTACTGCTTCGCCATTGTCATCCCTAGCGCCAGGACAAGTGTCCCATGCCTGTAGTGACCAGCTATAACAGCCTAGTTTACTAGTCTTCGATAACATTACAGTCTCCAATAAGTAACCATTGAGTACACTATAACATAAAAAACCTAGATGTCAAGCTTTATTTTACAATCCTACCATTGCCGCACGTATACTCGAAATCGAATAAGGCGCACCATCAGGTGTATGCGTAATCCTAGTTCCGAAATCTCCACTGGTAAGAGCATAATAAAAAGCTCTAGCTGCCTTGTCACGATTATTAGTACATTTTACCCATGAACGCATGGAAGAATAAAGATTCTCATCATTGTTCAACCATAACGACACGTTCCAATGATTCCAATTCTTATGACCATTATACATGATGCAATACTCCTATAAAAGGTTTACTGCTACAGACCCTCGATGCTCTGAGGGTTTCGTCGATTAACGACTCGTCAGTGTAGCTTAGAAGTGTACAGAGTGATCTGCCACTACCAGATTGACATTCCAATTCTTAACCCATTCTACTTTACCAGTGGAAGCATGCTGGAATTTAACCCAAAGAAATGCATTTGTCAATACTTTACCATTAATTCTTTTACCTTGACTATTGTAGATAGATAGGAAGCGACCACCACGATTACCAAGGATACGATTAAACTTAACAGATACTTTGAAGAGCTTGATCATTTTAAATCTCCTAAAGGTTAACTGCATTGTTTACTGCATGGATTGAATAGTACTCTGAATCTACTGCATTGTCTACTAGGGAAAACCCTTACTGCTACTGCATCGCTGTATTGCTTGCTGCGATGATTGAATAGTACCAGTGTGCAGTGCAACATACAATAGGTACAAACCCTAATGTCTAAACATACAGTGTGGTACGGAAGAGACACCTATGTGGTACTTTAGAGACACTCTCTTGTTGCTCTGCAGCATGGCATAGTCTGTGCCTAGCAAGAAGCATGCCAGAGCAAGAACTGTGCCAACATAACCCTACGGGGGGTGGGGGTAATGAGCAATGTAGTCGTATGCGGGACCATATCAGACACAAAAGAGAGCAAAGTAGAAAACACTATATAATTAATGTAATTGTATAATGAAAGAAGAGTAGGTAGTTCTGCATAAATACCTGCATAATCAACTGGTTAGGATAATGAGCACTGCGAAGCA